GATGTGATCGGGTAAGTCGAAGTGTCTGTTGAGATACTTGCCCACTGATGTGACAGTCTGAATATCTTTCTGACCCTTGACCTCGTTCTGTGTGTAGGCAATCTTGGAGCGATCACCTTGGGATACATGAGGCCACTCAAGGAACAACTGTTGCCAATCGTATGGGCGTGAGGCCATGACTGCTGCTTCAATTACGGGGTGCAGGGGGTAACGCTCAACCTCACGAACGACCCACTTACGAGCCTCGTGCTTATCACTGAGGCGGACATACTCAGCATCGTCAGTGCACTGCGACCACTGCCGTCTGACGTTAGCATGAACCAAGCGCACAGCGTAGCGTGCCTTGGCAAAGTTGTCCCACATAGTGATGGGGTCGTATGTGTTGTTTGTTGTAGTCATTGCTTTCTCCTTTATAAAATCGGGTCACTGTGACCCGTTAGTTGGTTGAATCACTTACAAAATAGTCGAACACCTGATAGCCCAAGCCGTACGCCCCACAGGTGTACATCCCTAGCCATAGGTATCCAACCCCAAACTCATCGAGTCCTATGAACCCCATGTACATCAGCGCCATACATAGTGCAGTGAATAGCAGGTTCGCAATCTTTGCGGTCTTTGTTTTCATTTCATTCTCCTTAGTTGCAAGTGCCGTGTGATTTCAAGGTAGGGTGCGACTGCCACACGGCGAAGCAATCACACCTTCGGGTCACTGTGACCCTATTTCAGTTTCGGGATACATCCCGTGCCATGTCGGTGGGACAAAGTCGTTGGGTTTCAACTCATCCATCCACCGCAAGGCTTGCTTAATCTTTCGCACTGTCTGTAAGTGCTTGTCGCTTGGGTTCAACTCATACGCTTGCTCTGCATTGACAAGCTCGTTCTCTGTGCGTAGTTTTAATCTCTCGATCTTGGATGCTCTGGCCTTGCTCTCTTGAGGCGGTCTGCTCAGGCGTTGGAAAGGTAGCTTGCGTTTCATACGCGGCATCGTGGGGATAAGCTCAAACAAATCGCTCACCTCTTGACGTTGCGTTCTTGGAACCCAGTCAGTCCAGTGCGATCCGTTGTTGGGTATGGCCTTGGGGTTTCTGCGTTGAACCCATGCCGAGAACTGTGATGGGGTCATGCGAGTCCCAAGCTCAGGCTCAACGATCTCGCCGTCATCGTTCACATAGGTTGTCATGTATTCAGTTTTAATCTTGTGCTCAAGGCGTTGGAGTACCTCGATGTATCTGTCGAACGCTTGGTCACGTTCGGGTGTTGGGTTGGTGCTTTTGTATCTGCGTCCTACCATGGCGTTTGCCAACTCATACTTCAGGTCACGCAACAGGTCACGCCACAACGCATCGAACTGTTTGTTGCGTAGCTTGCTCGACTTCATTTCGGTTTTCTTTTTGAGCAAGTAATCCCTGCGCTCGGTTCGAATGGCGGGGTTCGCAATCGTTTTTACAAGGTAGTTTTGCAGTTGCTTGGGGGTCAACTTGAGTTGTTGTGCCTCGCTCAAAGGGTTACGCATGAGCTTGAGGTCAAGATGTGTCGAGATTAAATCTATATTTTCCATGATCTGTCCTAGATTAAACGAGTATCCGAAATGGATGGATAGATGATAACCAATATCCACGCGGTGTGCAAGGCAGAAAGGGGGTGACTGTCCTCGGTATCTATCCTTTTTGAAAAGAACTAAAGCTAAAGCCTGAGAGCAGGGGATGGCGGGCTTGCGAAAATGTGCACACATATACAAACACTCCTATATATATAAATATATTTAAAAAGATAGATATAGAGTACAGTTTTTGCAGACGCAAGCAATGGCGCGGGTTTGCGCTGTACTCGGAGTTTGGATAGCTGTTTAATCATGGATAGGTAGGTAAATTGTAGATTAAACGGCTTTGGACGACAATCGGGTCACTGTGACCCGTATTTCAGCGCGTGCCTCCATGTCTTCCACGCGTCTGAGCATGAAGCCACGCTTCACATCACGCTCGATCTTCTCCATGTACTTGGGGCGTTGCTCGTTGTTCCACTTTGCGAGGGCGAGTTCTTTGGGTGAGTAGTGATTGAACTTGGACATGATTAAAACTCCTGTGTGGTTGATAAGTTCTGCTTCGAGTTCGGCTTTGGTTTGGCCAAACAGTTTGGTTGTGCCGATGTAGGCATACCATCCGTGAGATGTGCGGATGATTCGGGCTTGGGGCAGTTCAGTTACGCCATAGCTTGCGCTGTGTGTTCCGAAGTTTGCACCTTGCCACGAGCGTGGTTTGGTTTTGGTGATGAGCATTAGGTTCTCCATTGGACAAGAAACGAAACAACGCAAGAGGCTCTTTCTCTTGCGTCTCGGGAAAAAGCGGGTCACAGTGACCCGAAAATCATGCAACGAGAGCTTTCAGGGCTTTGCGTTGCTCTGCGGGTGTGAGCTTGTTGAAGGCTTCGATGATTTTCGCAACAGGGTCAAGCGGTTCTTTCTTTGCGCTCGAGGCTCTGCGCGTGGTTCCCTCGATCATCAGCATGATGTCGCGCACCACAGTCTTCGCGCCCTCGTACTTCGGGTGATCGCTCACCAGTACGATCTTGCCCGCTTTGGTTTCCCGATACTCCGCGCCAGTCTTAAGACAAGCCCACTCGATCACAATGGGTCTGCACTCCTCGACTGTTGCGTAGCCTGCTTTTTGCATCCCCGTGATAAGCGTGACCCGTGAGTCAGCGAATGTATCGAGTGTTTTAAATGCTTGAGTTTTGTTTGTCATGTTGTTTTCTCCTTGAGGTTGATTGAATTGCCTAGGGCTGACTACCTTAGACAACTTCTATTGTGCATACACCCCCTTTTGATCGCTATCGAGAGCCTTTTCCTACCCCTTTTCCATGCCTTTTCGGGTCAATGTGACCCTGTTTTGAGGCGTTTTTGGCGGTATTCGACCCCTACCCTACCCCCACCAGCCCAAATTCCCATGCACCCCCGCTGCCAGATACGAACACTGTTCCATAACCGCACAGCAAACTTTGTAAAACTCAAGTATTAAATAAGCACCCCCCACAAATTTTATAAAAATTTAGAAATACCTTTGTCTAACGTTAGACTCCCCCTCTGTACAGACGAAAAAAAGCCCCGACCTTGCGAGCCGGGGCTAAAGATGGCAACTGCTTACCATCAAGGAGAAAGCAAATACGCAACACTGTTGCGCACCCACTCGATTTGAGTGTACATTATCTACATCGCAGGTTCAAGGGCTTATGCGCAGATGCTAGATCACTTAATCAATTTCGAGCCAGAGGTGCAGGAGCACCCGGGTAACTTCGTCCCTATGGACAAGACTGACCCAGCGGATGCCGTGGATGGAATGTCTAACACAGTCGACTGGCTGAAAGAACTGGGTGCTGTAGACACAGATACTTTGGTCAATGAGCACCAAAGCCAAGCAGCACGTACTGCTTTCACCAACGTCGTCACCGCCAAACCTGCGGAAATGACGCATACCTCTCTGGCAAATATCAAAACGCCAGAAGCTGTGCAGCGCTTAGTCGGCATGCTTTCCGCCTACGACTGGGAATTTGTACAGCAAGCTAAACAAATTCGTGGCTACACAGTGGCCAAGCTGGTCGAAGAAACCGAACATCCCAACGCCAATGTGCGCCTCAAAGCACTGGTAGCGCTTGGTAAAGTGACGGAAGTTGGGTTGTTTACAGAGAAGATTGAAGTCAAGAAGACTGAGTTGTCTGACACAGAGCTTGAGACTCGCATCAAAGAGAAGCTCAACAGGTTCATGGGCGTGATAGATGTGATTGACGTTACGGAAGACAAGCCAGATGAAGCGTGACGCTTTTACAACACTGAGCAAGATTGAGCTTGAGGCCATGGAGAAGGCGCTCCCGTACATGAGCGTGCAAGAGAAGATGGAGTTGTTTGACGATCTTGAGCTTCGAGAGAAACGCGCCAGCCTGAAAGCGGCCAGCACCAACATGCTAGGATTTGCCAAGGCGGTATACCCCGGATTCAAAGTTGGCCCCCACCACAAGAAACTGGCCAAGATATTTACCGATGTCGTAGAAGGCCGCAAGAAGCGCGTGATTATCAACATTGCGCCTCGTATGGGTAAGTCTGAGTTCTCCTCCTA